CAGTTAATAACTAAGGACGGTCATCGATATCTTTATGTCGATAAAGATGGAGTAGAACATCGTTACTTTAGAAAAGAATGGAACAAAAATACTAACGGTATCATGGATACAGTAATGAATGAAATTCTCAGTAAGATGGAAAATTTGAATCAATCTTTTGATGAAATCAAGGAGGAAACAGAATGAGTCTTGAAGTGATTGCTGAAGTATGGAAAGCACTTAAACCCGATCTTGAATATAATAGCGTGTCAGCCGCGGCTGATTCTCTGGTAAATATTCTTGTAGATCATGATTATAACCCAGCAGACATTAAGGAAGAATTTCGTAAAGATAAGGTAGTCATGGAAGCACTAGACTCGTATATTGCCGCAACCGAAGACGAGGAGCTGGATGAAACCTACGATTCAGACGAAGATGAGGAATCCGAAGAAGACGGCTACGACTCTGGCTGGTAAGTATGAATTGGTATTCTCGCATTACTAGTAACTTTGGAGTGATTCCAGACTTCATTAGTTACTATGAAACTGAAATGGTATCTGCTAAACGAGATGCATCCATATATGGTAATGTTGAGAAGAACTTAACAGGATTGCCTGGAATTACCGAGCATCGTTTCAATCAACTTCAAGAGATTGAGGCGGTTCTCAATTTTCTTAACATTCAGCTAAAGAAAATCCGACGTAAGCATTTTCAGAAATATCTAGAAGGTTATAATAGAGCATTGACTTCTCGTGATGCCGAAAAGTACACAGACGGTGAAGATGAAGTCATCGAATTCGAAGTGCTGATAAATGAAGTTGCTTTGCTCAGAAACAAGTGGTTAGGGATCATGAAGGCTCTAGAGAGTAAAAACTTCATGCTAGGGCACGTGGTTCGTCTGAGAACGGCTGGAATGGAAGATATCGTAGTTTCATGAAAAAGATTAAAATGAGCTTGCATTATTCGTTCTGATTTGATATGCTATCGAAATGGACATCATCACTAAAGCCATGATTTTTGCAACGGCTGCGCATGAAGCAGTTGGCCAGAAGCGCAAGTACACTGGCGAACCTTATATTGTGCATCCCGCAGAGGTTGCCATGATCACCATTCGTCTCAAGGGAACACCTGAGATGGTAGCTGCTGCATGGCTTCACGATGTGGTAGAAGACACACAGGTCAGCATCGATGTCGTCAAAATGCTTTTTGGCGATCATGTAGCCGATCTGGTGGGCTGGCTCACCGACGTAAGCAAGCCTGAAGACGGCAATCGTGCTGCTCGTAAGGCTATCGACAGGCAGCATATTGCTGATGCTCCTAAAGAAGCGCAGCTTGTAAAGCTCGCTGATCTTATCTCCAACACTGTGAGCATTAACGATCCTGATTTCGCTAAAATTTATCTCAAGGAAAAAGCACTTCTTCTTGATGCGATGACCAAGATCGATCCTGTGATCAGGCAGTCGGTAAAGGATCGCGATCCTGGAGTGATAGATTTTTTGCTCAATAGATCTTCTTAAGTTAAATAAAGCATGAGCAAAATTCAACAGGCATTAGAAGCTGCACTGGAATTATGTGAAGGTCTATCTATGGAAGATCTTCAGCGTTATCCCACAGCCAGCCGACTTATACCTTTGCTGCACGATCTTCTTGAGCAAGAGGAAGAATGTACTCATGTTTGGATTGATCGTGGTAATCAAAAAGGAATGGAATGCCAAGGTTGCGGTATTTTTAAATTTGAGGCCGAAATTGTTGATAAAGGGCCATGGCGATCAGTCACCTTTAACAATACCACCATAATAACTAGTGACGATTTTAAACACGATGTCACTTTGAAAGTCATGGGTGATTTCGCAACGGTCAAACAAATGAATGAATACGCTAGAATGATCGCCAAAAAGCTTAATCAGTAGGATTTATTATGTCAAGACATATTTTAATATTAGCAGCAATTATTATAACACTCATGCTGGGCGCTGTCAATATTGTTTTTCACTTTATGCCATATAGTGCTCCACCGGTAATTTTGATACTGTTTGTCGCACTAACTCGCTTAATTGAACCCTATTTTCAAAAAAAAGACTTGATTTCTAAATTTTGATCGTGTAGAATACTCCCACACTGAAGTTAAGGAGCGAGAAATGAACAAGTTTCTGCACGTTGGTCCGGGTGGGGTAAAGTGCGCGTGTTGCTTCCCCGCTCCGAGTTCGAAGGAGCGGCGTTACTATTTTCGCGTCGCCAAGAGGAAGCAGGCTCGCGCCCATTGGGCTTTGGAAAAGCAGACCGAAATGAGGACTTACTAATGGGTTACCGAATCCTGCCAGAGCGCGATGCGAAGTATCAGCCTCGCAAGGGTCTTGAAGGTCCCTTCTTCTATCCCGGCTCAGTTTTGTATTATGATCCCAAGGAAGGCAAGTACTGGGATCCAACCACGGACTTCTATATCCCCACCGAGGAAGTGGAGTCCATCAAGCAGCGAATTTTTGATATTATTCGTAGATAAAAGCTTGACTTTTGGGTTGAAATTAGTTATTCTACAATCTCTTTCAGCAACTATCTAATTGGAGAAACACATGTCTGTTGTTAAGATTAAGGTCGGTAAGTGGCGCAATCAGCCGATTACGGACAAGAGCTTCAAGCTCGTCAAGGGGTTTCAGATTGGTCGTAAGGGCGGGTATGTTACCGTCCGCAATGACGGTGCTTACGAAGTTGATGCCAGTGTAATTCGCATCAAGGTTTCCGGCCCTGAAGATATCGAAATTGTCGAGACTGCAACGGAAGACGATGTGACTGGTACTGATCTGGAAACTGATGATCAGATTATCTCGCGCATTCGCAATCGGTTTCATGTTCTGGACAAGATGGCTGCTGCCTGCATCGAGGACAAGATCCGCGCATTGATCGTGACGGGCCCTCCGGGCGTTGGCAAGTCGCACGGTGTCGAGCAGCAGCTGGCGCGTTCTAACTTCATGAATTCTCTGCGAGATCGCCGTCAGCATGAGGTTGTTCGTGGCACTATCTCTGGTATCGGCCTGTATGTTCTTTTGCACGCCAACAGTTCGCCTGGCTCCGTGGTCGTGTTTGACGACTGTGATGTCTGGGAAGATCAGGATGCTCTGAATCTTCTGAAGGTTGCATTGGATACCAAGAAGAAGCGTCGGCTTTGCTGGAACAAGGTTAGCAGCTATCTTGACAAGCATGATATCCCGAACAACTTTGAGTTTGAGGGTACCATCATCTTCATCACCAATGTGAACTTCAAGAACGGTCGTCGCACTGGCAAGATGGCTCCGCATATTGATGCACTGCGTGATCGTTGTCACTATCTGGATCTGACGATCAACACTGCGCGTGACCGCATGCTTCGCGTTCGTCAGGTGCATCGTGATTGCCCGGGCGGTTTGTTTGCCGATCATGATCTCAACGCCGAGCAGAGTGACGAGATTCTGGACTTCATGTGGGAAGAGCGTGATCGCCTTGGAGATGTTTCGATGCGTCTTGCCAAGAAGATCGCTGATCTCTACAACATTGATCGTGAGGGCTGGCGGATGCTTGCCAAGACTCTCTGCGCCGCATAATAAGCTGACAGTGACTCAACTTTGGGAGAGCAGAAATGCTCTCCCATTTTATTTGTATTTTGATCTCATAGGTTCTATAATTTCAAGATTGACCTAAAGATTCATTATGAGCGATCTAATTAACAGGATAAATAAATGTATAAATTTAATGGCTCATCTATGGCATCTATTTATAAAACTATCAATCTTGTTAACAACAAGATTAAGGAAATAGTAGCTGCTATCGAAAATGAGGTTGCCATCGCAACTGCAATTATCAAGCGCAAAACAGGAAGATATAATAGAGAAAAATTGTGCAAACAGTAAAACTTGAAATAAAAGACGAAGTGAACTGTAAGTTCCATGGTTTAGATCTACCAACGCGCAAGGCTTTAATGAAGAAGTTTGAATTCGAAGAACCGGGTGCAAGATTTAGACCTGCATTCAAATTAGGCAGATGGAATGGTAAAGTAACATACTTTACTCTAGGCGGATCAACCTACATTAATCTATTGTCAGAAATTTTGCCTCTGATTGAAGAGGCAGGGTATGAAATTGAATTAGAAGATCATAGAACGTATCAAACTTCTTTTGATTTTACTCAAGTTGATGAAAACACGCTTGCATCTCATGCGTGGCCGCAAGGACATGAAAAAGCAGGACAGCCAATAGTTCTGCGTGATTATCAAATCAAAGTCATCAACGAATTTTTGACCAACCCACAAAGTATCCAAGAGGTCGCGACCGGCGCAGGAAAAACAATCACTACAGCAGCACTCAGCTATAGCGTCCAAAACTATGGCAGAAGTCTGGTTATTGTACCTACAAAAACATTGGTAGTTCAGACAGAAGAAGATTACAAAAATGTGGGACTTGATGTAGGGGTATACTTTGGCGACAGAAAAGATTACAATAAAACTCATACTATCTGCACTTGGCAAAGTCTGAATAAACTGTTAGAAGAAGATTCGGAACTTACGCTCGAACAGTTTGCTGAAGGTGTGGTCTGTATAATAGTTGATGAAGTCCATTCTGCAAAGGCCTCTGTATTGAAGTCTATGCTCACTGGCGCTCTATCTAAAATACCCATCAGATGGGGATTGACCGGCACGATTCCAAAATCAGATTATGAAGCTCTGGCACTTTTTGTGTCTATCGGCAATCTTACAGGAAAACTTACCGCAAGAGAACTGCAAGAGAGAGGCGTACTGGCAAATTGCCACGTTAACATAGTTCAACTCTGTGATAATGGAGTTTTTAAGAACTACCAATCAGAACTTAAGTTTCTGCTGGAATATCAACCACGATTAGACAAGATCGCAGAATTGATTAATGGAATACGAACTACTGGTAACACCTTGGTTCTAGTAGATAGAATAGGCGCTGGCAAAGATCTATTATCAAAAATACCAGATTCGGTATTTGTCAGTGGAGAGACTTCTCTGACTGAGCGTAGAGAAGAATACGCAGAAATTAAAACCAGTGATAACAAAGTGATTGTTGCGACATACGGAGTTGCATCAGTTGGAATCAATATTCCTAGAATCTTTAATCTAGTACTGATCGAACCTGGTAAAAGCTTTGTACGGGTTATTCAGAGCATAGGTCGAGGGATTCGCAAAGCTGAAGACAAAGACAGTGTGGAGATATGGGATATTGCCAGTACTTGCAAATTTGCCAAGCGTCATCTCACTCAGAGAAAATCTTTTTATAAAGAAGCCAAATATCCATTTACGTTAGAAAAACTCAGATATTGAGTAATTTAAGCTTGACATATTTAACACATTACTATAGGCTTTTCATATGCATATATTAACCCTAGAAAACAACTGTAGTTACAATTTAGAAAATTTGCCAGAAGAAATCGATGACCTTAGATTTGCAATACTGGACAACTCAAACCCACAGAACGTAGACTATCATTATATTCCACTGGTATTTCTGGAGTCCTTCAATTCTGCTGCGGTAGTGTTGAAGATAGGAGACAGAACAGTCAAAATGCCTCTAGACTGGCAAGTTCTGATTGGAGAGTATGAATGTGGAGATCTTGAAACTCTGTCGCTTTCAAGTCTGAATGATCGTGGATTTTCGGTTTTTGAGTTCAACCCTCTGAGTTCTTTTAGTCCCACCTTTTTGCCAATTGAGATCGTGGACATCTATTATGACATCACTTGGTATGCTCCTAGACTGCGTAATGGTCAATTCTTGTGCGTGCCTATTGACGATGGTCCAAAGCCTCGCTGTGTGTACTTTGTAAAAGAAGTCAGTAGAAATTCTGAAATAGTGGATTACAATCAGGTATTTTGAGGTACGTATGAAAGTTTTATATCGCTGGCTAGCAAACAAGATACTTAATCTCCCTAAGTATGAAAACGTAAATGAATATAATCCAGTCCCGACTATGGAATATCCAAGGACAAATATACAGAAACCTTATACAATGTACATCATGGTTCATCGTGCAGTGTCTGGATACGTAGTTGAATTTAGAAAAAATGAGACAACGCTTGATAAAGAATCATCTACTTCTGGTTTACATATCGTCACTGACGATCAGGATTTAGGGCAAGAAATCAATAGAATTATGATGTATGAGATGCTACGATGATCAAGTATGGTATTAAAGTTCCTTGGTTAGACGGGGAGTACATGTGGGTAACTGAAGGTGATCCTAAGTTTCAGCTTAGGCCTGTTTTATATTATTCACATGATGAAGCAACCAGGATTGCCGAGACTGTATGGGGAGAAGGTGCTATAGTAGCGGTGTATGACGAACCCAAAGAAGACTAAATTAGCTGAGGAGATGAAACTCCCTTCTCAAGATTTCGATCTATTTAAAGCACTTGAAGCAATAGATCGTAAAGACTATGCATATTGGGACAGACTCAGTTCTGAACAGCAAAAAAAGTTTGTACCGTTCATGATGTTGAAATGGGTAAGCATGGTAAATGGCAATGCTAGAATACAGGAATATTACGTAAGAAGTGCAGATTATCATGCTAACAAGCATTTTTTATCTAGTGAAATCGCTAAGCATCCAAAACTACAGTGGTTGATGCTATGCGCGAGTAGCCCTGGATTAGGCAAACAATTTCGTCAGTGGCTACCACATATTAGAGACGCAGTGTCAAGATTGAAAGATGATGCAAAAAACAGTGAGATCAAAGATTTTTACAAGAAAGTTTATCCAAATGGCAGCGAAGATGACTATAGTGAGATAGCATCAGAATTCGTTAAACAGCAGAAACGAAAGAGATTTTTAGCAGAAATTTATCCAGGAATGAAAATAGATGACATCGAACAACTCAATCAATTCATTACTGATCATGACATCGAACAGTACAAAAAAGACTCTGGCCAAACCTAAGCACGTTTGTGAGTTTTGTGATAGAGAATTTGTGCGAGAGAAGTCATTTCTAGCGCATATATGTGAGTACAAGTTTCGCTGGCAAGATCGAGACAGTAGAGTCAATCAACTAGGCTTTCAGTGTTGGCTAGATTTCTATAAGCGAAACAGCACGCCTAAAACCAGAACTTACATGGACTTCATAAACTCGCCATATTATACGGCCTTCGTTAAATTTGGCAAGTACTGTGTCGATGTCAAAGTCATCAATGTGTTACAGTATTGTCAATGGCTACTGAATTCCAAGATTAGTATTGATCAATGGGCACAAGATACCAAGTACGATCAATTTCTTCTAGAATATTTACGCGACGAAAATCATTTGGATGCTATAAGCAGAAGTATTCAAACTACCATTGATCTATCTGAAACTTATGGAATTTTGCCAAAAGACGTTCTAAGATGGGGAAATTCTAATAAGATATGCCATGAAATTACCAAAGGCAAAATCAGTGCATGGATGCTATATCAGTGTGGATCTGGAATTGAGTTCATGGAAAAACTGAATGATTCTCAGAATAAGTTAATTTTTTCGTATATAAATCCAGAAAATTGGGCGATCAAATTTCATAGATATCCTGAGCATGCTAAAGAAGTTAAAAGTCTTCTTGATCAAGGAGGATATTGATGCAAGTTCCTAAGAATTTTGACGACTTTGATCATGATGATCCTAATGTGAGCTTTCACAAAAAACGCTGGCAATGGTGGGAAGCTTTAAGAAAGGCAAACAAAGAATTCAACTCTTTACAAGATGATGAGTTCAAGTTTAAAGAACTGAATTCTTTAGAACAGGCTGAATTCATCAAGTTTGATGAGTGGATGAAAGATGCTTATGGTGTGAAAATGCACTATGACCACGATGGTAATTTAACAGCCACCTATACCGTTATAAACGAAGAGAAATGGCTTATATTTGTTTTACGATATTTTACAGGAGAATCTAATGGCTAGTGATATTATGATAGACATGGAAACCTTGAGCACATCTCCTAACTGTGTTATTCTAACGATTGGCGCGGTTCGGTTTGATCCTCGAGGAAATGGAGTAGCTGAAAAGTTAGAACTTAGGCCCACAATCGATGATCAATCTGAGAAATACAAAAGAGATATCAATGAAAAAACAGTCGAATGGTGGGGACAGCAATCACCTGAGGCAATTCACGAAGCGTTTGGAGAAGAAAACAGAATCTCATTCGAAGATTGTATGCAGCAATTGAGCAAGTTCTGCTGGAATAAAAGGGCAGTCTGGAGTAACGGTTCGACTTTTGACATTATTATTGCCGAAAATGCATTTGCTCAGCTTGGCATGAACAATCCTTGGCCATTTTGGAACGTCAGAGATTGTCGAACTATCTATGATCTTGCCAAAGTAAGACTAAGCGATGGTGGTAAAACTACATCGCACAAAGCAGTAGAAGACGCAGTGCGTCAGGTTGAATTAGTACAAGAAGCGTATAGAATTTTGAAAGCTTAACATGAAACCTACAGTGAATTCAGTTGGTGACGTAGACATCGATTTGGCAGATCGATCTAAGTTGCTGTCTGTAATTGACCATATTCCTGCTGCCATGAGAAAGCTGGAATCAATCCGCAAACACGCCACCGGTGTGCATGTTACCGATGTCCCCTATGACGCAGCCAACGAGATGGCCGCGATTGATTATAAAGATGCAGAAAATAGAGGTTATTTCAAATTAGATTTGCTGAATGTTCATGTTTATAACGAGGTCAAAAATGAAGAGCATCTCGTTAATCTCATGCGAGAGCCGGATTGGTCCAAATTAAAAAATAAAACATTCGTAAATCAACTCATTCATCTATCGAATCATTACTATTCTATTCGACAAATGCCAGAGCCAATTGACAGCATTCCCAGATTGGCAATGTTTCTGGCCATAATCAGACCTGCAAAAAAACATCTGATTGGTTTACCGTGGGGAGAAGTCAGTTTAAGTGTTTGGGACAAAGAGGACGGGGAATATAGTTTTAAGAAATCACATAGTATTGCCTATGCGCAATTGGTGGTAGTACATATGAATCTATTAGGAGAACGAAATGAACAAAAATGAAGAAGCGTTGGTAATCTTAGCTGAAGAATGTGCGGAAGTCCAGCAGCTAGTCAGTAAGGCGTTACGATTTGGTCTGGAATATAACCACTTGAACGAAACAGTTCAAGAAAGACTGAACAATGAGGTAGCCGATATGCTCTGCATGGTAGAAATACTAAAAGAGCGAGGAATTCTAGACGAAGATGCTCTGAGAATTGGTATCCAAGCAAAACGGGAAAAACTCAAGCTTTGGTCCAAGCTATTTGTAGAGGAAACCAATAATGCTTAAACTGTTGTCAGAAAGTGACAAGCTATTACGTCAGGTTTCTGAGCCTTGGGATTTTGCAGTTGACGGAAATCCAACACAGTTAGTGAAGGAAATGTGCGAGTTGATGGTAATATCCAACGGTATAGGACTAGCTGCTCCTCAAGTTGGTATTTTCAAGCGCCTTTTCGTAATGGGAAATCGGGACAAGTTTTTTGCATGTATCAATCCTGAAATCATGAGCACTGAAGGCGAAGAAAAAGAGCTGGAAGGTTGCTTGAGCTTCCCGAATCTATGGCTCAAGGTCAAAAGACCGACCACGATTACCGTCAAGTATCAAGTAGTAACGGGGCACACCGTGGAAGAACATCTTTCGGGATTAATTGCCAGGGTCTTTCAGCATGAAAGAGATCATTTGGACGGTATCTGTTTTGATACCAAGGTAGGACCAGTCACGCTGCAACTGGCAAGACAGCGACAAAAGAAGAAGTTAAGATAAGCGTTTGACTAGAGTGATTGATTTACGCTTGCTTTTACGCTTGTTTAGGTCGGTTAAGTTGACTATTGGACCGTGAACGATAATTAAGCTTTTGTTAGTAAAGGTCCGTAAGCACGTTTTAAATGGTGCCCAATCTTCCTTAAGAAAAAGATTAATCGGTATTGTTCTGTTGCTTTCCCACCACCAAACGTCGCCCAATTCTAGGAACTTTTCTTTAGCTCTGGAATCTACTATAACACCATAGTCATAAATGGTCGTTATCAAATCGTCTCTATTTTGAATTATGCCCACATAGTCCTGATTCGCGTAGGACAATACGGTTATAAAGGGGTGGCTTTCAGTCAGCTTTTTGAAAAAATCTTTTGCAATCATGTGTAATTCTTATTTACTCTTGAAAACTAGTTTTGATAAATAATTATGTAATATAAAATCTCATTGCGACATCACCAATATGTATTCAACTTCAGTTTACTATTATTTTCAACGACAAATAGTCGTTCTATTATCAGGATTTAATCCGAGGAAGTATATGCCACAGTATGCAAAAACGTTAACTTTACACAAGGGCGTGGACAATCAAATCCAATTCCAATTTATTAATCAAGAACAAAAGCCCGTAGATATTACCGGTAAAGAAATTATTTGCAGAATCATCAACAATGACGGCACTGAAGTGTTATTACGCAAAGCGTTAACTCTTCAATTGCCGTTGACTGGCATAGCCGCTCTGCATGTGAGTCCTGCTGAAATTGAAGATTTTCCTGCACAGTTAGCACATTATTCTCTGGAAATACCTGTAAACGAGTTCGGCTATCCCGTGTTCGTAGATCAAAACGCAGGTGCTCGTGGTGATCTAAATATTGTTAATTCAGTATTACCAAGTTTTGTTCCAAGCGAAATCGTCACCATTCCTACCGGACAGCCGTTTCCAAACCCAAATGACACTGGATATGGTAATGAATCTGCGAACATTTACTATACGAGTATTATCAACACTGCCGATAACCCAATTTTGAGCATCCAAGCTCGATATACTGAATATAATGGGAACGTGACCATCGAAGGCAGTACTATAGGATCAGCCGACTGGTATCCTATTCAGTTTCACGAATACGAGCCTAACACCACAGATACTTTTGGTTATACGATTGTAGGGTTTCATCCTTTTGTACGTATGGCATTTTACAGTAACGCAGGTGTTGTCAGTAACGTTCTAGCGCGATAATTGGCACAACAAAATTTGTAATATTCTCTCCATCATGATAAGATAGAGAGATGTTTGATATTCTAACTGTAATTCCTGGCATAAAGAAAGCTACCGGCAGTGGCTGGTACAGCTTTAATGCGGTTTGCTGTCAGCATCGAGGTCACAAAACAGACAAGCGAAAGCGCGGTGGAATAAAATTTACCAGTGCTACCAATTGGGTTTATAACTGTTTCAACTGTGATTATAAATGCGCGTTTGTTCTTGGAAAGCGCATCAATTCAAAAACACAACAACTTCTAAAGTGGTGTGGAATAGATGATGACGACATCAATAGATGGAGTTTTGAGAGTTTTCAACAACGAGATTTTGTTGATAGCCTGACTCTCGTGGGCTCTAATAAGCCCAGAATTAAGTTCACTGCCAGCGATTTACCTAAAGACGCTGTTTTGATAGATAAAATCAATTCAAAACACAAAATCTATCTAGATTATCTGCACAAGAGAGGACTAACTACTGATGACTATCCTTTCATGATAACTCCGAATGAAAAGGGTAGAAATCGCGAAAGAATCATCGTTCCGTATTTTTACGAAGAGAAGCTTGTTGGTTATACTAGCAGATTTTTGGACAATAAAATTCCAAAATATATCAATGTACAACAGCCTGGATATGTGTTTAATTATGATAGACAGCTAAAAAATCATCAGTTCTGTTTAGTGGTTGAGGGAGTATTTGACGCAATTAGCTTGAATGGATGTGCGGTTTTACATAATACTATTAACGATGAGCAAGCACAGTTTTTACAAGCTTTGAGAAAGCGAATAATCATAGTGCCCGATCAAGACACTTCTGGGTCGAGTATTTGTGAACGAGCTTTAGATTTAGGATTTGCTGTTAGTATTCCCGAATGGCAGTACGGTATTAAAGATGTTAATGACGCGATAATCAAATATGGCAGATTACCTACGCTGCTAAGCATTCTCGAAAATGCCACAACCAGTAGGATAAAAGTAGAAATTGCGAGGAAAAAACTTGATAAAAGAATACGGAATTGAGCTACAAACACTGTTTTTAAGAATGTTGATTACCAACGCCGAGCTTTACACTCGCGTTACTAACATCATCAATCCTCTAAACTTTGATAAGCGCATTAGAGAAGCAGCGAAATTCATCGTGGAGCATACTCAACAATATGCTATAATCCCAGAACCTATGCAAATCAAAGCCAGCACTGGGATTGATATTGACAAAATTTCTGAGATGGGCGATGAGCACAGTGATTGGTTTTTGAACGAATTTGAGCAGTTTACTAAGCGGCAGGAGCTTGAACGAGCTATCTTGAAGGCTGCTGATCTTCTGGAAAAGGGTGAATTTGATCCGGTTGAAAAACTAATCAAAGACGCCGTTCAAATTTCTCTTCAGCGAGATATGGGAACAGACTATTTCGACGATCCTCAAGCTAGACTGAATCGTTATTTTAATCAGGGTGGTCAGGTATCTACCGGTTGGCCACAGCTAGATAGAATTCTGTATGGCGGATTTAGTCGCAGTGAACTCAACATATTTTCTGGCGGATCTGGCTCTGGTAAGAGCCTTGTCATGATGAACTTGGCCCTGAACTGGTTGCAAGCTGGACTGAGCGGTGTTTACATCACTCTTGAATTGAGTGAGGAGCTTACATCTCTGAGAACTGATGCCATGCTTACGAACATGGGAACTCGCGACATCAGAACAGACATTCAAAACACTGACATAAAAGTTAGAATGGCAGCTAAGAAAGCAGGCAAATATCGAGTAAAGGCTTTGCCAGCACAAAGCAATGTCAATGCTATTCGCAGCTACATCAAAGAAGTTCAAATACAGACAGGGTTAAAAGTCGATTTCGTGATGATCGATTATCTTGACTTAGTTATGCCGGTTTCAGTGAAGGTAAATCCAAACGATCAATTCATCAAGGACAAGTACGTCAGTGAGGAACTTAGGAATCTAGCAAAAGAATTAAATGTCATAATGGTTACTGCATCACAGTTGAATCGTTCGGCAGTTGAAGAGGTTGAGTTTGATCACAGTCATATTGCTGGCGGTATCTCGAAAATTCAGACCGCCGATAACGTGTTTGGTATCTTTACCAATCGAAGCATGAAGGAACGAGGCAAATATCAAATTCAGTGCATGAAGTCACGTACTTCAACGGGCGTAGGAAAAAAGATAGATCTAGAGTATAATAGTGAAACCATGCGAATTACCGATTCAAATCCAGACGACTCTAATAAAACTCCCATGCAAAGCTCGGCTCAGATACTGTCAAAACTTCGTCCTAACAGTATGACGAGTGATTCTGGATTAGTGACGCCGACGGAGCAAGAAACCAGTAAAATCTCAATAGGAACAGAAGGTGCGAGAATTAAAACTCTACTGAATTCGCTAAAAGAGAATAAATAAGAGTAGGATACGATTATGCAGAAGCGCACAAAAAGTCTATTGGACGAGCTAAATGCTATTGGCAGCAACCGAGACATTAATCATGTCATTGAAAGTAGAGCAAACAATACTATCACTAGTGCTATCAATCTTGTTGAATTGATTTTCAAAAATTATTCAAAGGATAAGGCAGAAATTCTTGAAAAAAAACTTCTAAGTGCAATAAAAAGCAGAGATCCTAAACGATTTACAAAATCTTTAAGAAAAAAACATGAAGAAAACTCAGAAGAAACCCCAGCAGAGATTGCACCGCCAAATTAATGAACAGAACTGGCTTGATGCCATCGGCGATTTAGCGAAAACCGGCCTGAAAATGGCGGCTGGAACTGATCGTCCGCCTGCAAAAAATCCAAACGAAGTTCAAGCCGCATTTAGCAAGGATTTTTCTGACAATCTGACTACAGAACTTAACGCCGCCATACGAGCAGGCGTGGTAGATCCAAATCTTCAAACTCAAGCTACGGCCACTGGTGCGTCATCACAGGCCCCCGCGCAGGCCACTGGCCAAGGCAACGTTGCTCAAACCCCTGCCGCCCAACAACTTGCCCAACAGCGTCAAGCCAAGCAACAAGCGGCCATGGCAAAAGCAAATCCAGTTACTCCAGCTACACCAACATCGTCTTCTACCTCTACACCGCCACCGGGTTCTGGTGGAAGCGCGTCAGCCGGCACGATTAGCGAACGTCAGTATCAAAAACTGAACTCTCTTTTCGAAACGTATTTGAACGAGCAAGATAGAAAGCTGAGTATTGCTGAGTTTTTGACAAAGCAGTGGTATCCACGTTATATGCGTGGGACTAGATGGACGAAATACAGAGGACAAGTAGCTAAACTCGCTAATGCAATACAAGCTGCGGGATTAGACAAGGCCACAGCATCTATTTCACAGCTAGGTGACTTATCTTACATAATTCAATCGTATGCTATGAGAGAAAGAGACAAACAAAAGACAAATCGATCACAGTACGGATATCCTTCTAATCAGAGAAATCGCACTGCGCCTAGACGCCGTACTACGACTGCTCCTGGTGCTACGCCTGCTTCTCCTGGTGCTACCCCTGCTGCTCCTGGTGCTACCCCTGCTGCTGCTCCTGCTACTGCTCCTGCTACCCCTGGTACTGCTCCTGCTACTGCTCCTGCTACCCCTGGTGCTACCCCTAGTGCAGCAAAACCCCGAGTCACTATAGAGACTCAAAAGCAGTTCTTACAATTTGTCGATCAAATAAAGCAACTTCAGAGTACATCACCGGAAATGTTCAATCAACTGATGGGAATGTTCAAAAAGTAGCACTCAAGTAGCATTTTTGCATCAAATGTATAAATACTATTATGAGCTACGGCTCACCATATAGAGGAATATTAAAATGGCACAATTTACAAAAGTTAATGGCGACTTACTGCCAGTACTAAATCTTGACACAGGCGCTTACACAAACTCAGGTTTGAACGCCGTTTCTTCAGCAAACACTGTTCAACCACAAGGCCCAAAGCTCAACTTCTTCACGATCTCAGCAGCTTCAACCGGTGCATTCACTGGCGCTCAGGTTAACACAATGGTTCAAACTGTTCAACAGCTTGCAACTGTTTATATGTATGAGTTCACGACTGCTGGTCCTGACACTGTTGCATTCGCTGTTTACCCAACTGGTTCATGGGCAGTCAACGACTCGCTCGGTGTAAACGCAAACGTTGTTGCAGCTATTCGCACAGCATTGACAGCAGCCGGTACTGCAAACACAGTAACTGGTGCAGCTACAGCAACTTTCACGAACTAATAACCTTTTTATTAGTAATTGGTACACCAAACAACGTTTAAGTAGCAGACACTGTCACTTTCACGAACTAATAACCTTTTTATTAGAGGTGTATAACAAAAACCCAAGATTTATTCTTGGGTTTTTTTTGCTTCTAAATATGCACATGTCTCATAGATTCATTTGCTATACACTTTTTGATATAACAGCCACCGGAATTTCGAATAGAAATAAGCCATCTGACAACGAAAATATTGAGCAGTGGGCGTACAAGCGTAATACTCAATGCAATTTTGATACGGTTCTACAGGCAATCAGCCTAAGATCTCAGCCAGAGTTCGTAACTTCACCCATTCAAACAAAAATGACAGAAAACAAACGATATTTTGGAGTTTTGTATGGGAAAAACACCATTATTACCTGCTGGAAATTCACATTTGATGTGCAACATAGCAGTGTTTTTGCAGACGAAACAAATCTTTTAGGCGGATTGTATAAAGATGTTGACAATGTGCCCATGATTATATGCGGAACAGAAATTCCCAACTTAAGCAATTTTTTAATTACAACGCCGGATCTAAAAAATATTCATTTTGAGAGCGTGCAGGATGCGTAATAATAACAAGTTAAAACCATTATTGAATAGTACTGTTACCGAAAAACTGAAAGATATACTCATCATTAAAATGGAAGATGGGTCGTACTCTTTGTTTAATAGATATTTGATAACCGTAACGAATGATCTGTACAACGTTAAGATCACAGGCGATGTTGAAGAGTGTGATAGACCCGTCTTTTCGAGCCTTCGATACGCAGTAACCTGGTGTACTCTTGAACAACGTAAAAAACTAAAGGAAATCAAGAGACTAGAAGAATTAGACAGTCTATTGAGTAGCCTAGAAATAGAAATCGAAATGCTCGGTAGAAGAATCATTCGCACTATCGATCTTGATGACAAATCTATACATCTGGCTAAGTTTTACGAGCAAAAGCGTAAGAAGAAGCTGCTACAGAAAGAGATCGATTTACTGGTCGAAGACTCTAAATACTGGCAGAATAAAAAGTTTTCAGAGACCCAAACTCCACCTGAAACTTTGAAGCAAACAGATAAATACTCCTACAAGAATTGGAATAATTACCATGAAACTTAATGATTTAGACAACCGCAACACAGCTAAAAAAGCTCTGAAAGAGAACTTCAACGTAGAATTAAATACTGCTCGTCTTAATCGATCAGCAACAAGAAAGCTACTATCCAAAGTACGTTCTTTGATTGCCGAAACAAGAAACAGTAATGCTTTCTATCGTGATCAAAACAACGAATCTTATCTAAAAATGGTTTTCATGGAGCAGGCATTATCTGATCATTATAGAAATATAATGTCAAATGTTACTGCTTCAAGAATCGTTATAGAAAACGTCGAAGTAGAAAAATCACAGGTTATTCTTGCTGCACAAGACATGGTTGATTCCATGCAGAAGATGATCGAAGATGTCAATGATATGCTGGTAAAAGAACTACCTGCACTGTATGGTAGTATCCAAAATGAAATTGGTGTGAATGAAGGTGATGCTTTCAACCAAGCAGCAAATCAGGCACTAGCCAATGCAAATCAGGCTTTAATGCAATCCAAGACTGAACTTCAGGCGGCTCTAAATGCCCTAACTGGCCAGCAAGGCGGTCAAGAATTTCCTGGCGCTGGGCAAGATCCAGAAGAAGAAATGGGTGCTGAAGTAGACATGGAGCTACCAGGCGGTGGCGAAGAAGAAATCGCAGCGGGCGAAGAAGAAATGCCTGCACCAGAAGAGCAGGAAGAACCAGAAGAAGAGCAACCACCAGTACAAGCGAACGTTGGTCGCGCACGTAGATAATATGCGTCTTTACGAATTTGATGACATCGAATCCACAAAAGCTAAGTTCATGATTGTGGCAGACGCTCTAAAGAACAAGTTAAAAAAGAACGAACTTGATACTTGGAGCGTCGATCATCTAATTGATTATTTAGGTAAAAATGATATACCAGTTGATCGTGCAGACATCATTAAATTGATGAAAGTCGAGCCTTTGAAAGACTTAATCAGTAATATTCAAGGTAATCGTGTTGTGTGGAAAGGCAAAGAACCCAAGCCAGTAAATATAAGTCAGCCTGATCAAAAAAATAAAGACACTAACGTAGTGAAGTCCATGGCAAAAAAAGCCATGAACAAATCGTAATTTTACTCAAAATACTTGATACTTAACATTATACATCGCATAATCTTACTATGATACTTCTCACAGTAGCTGCTGCAAATAAATTTAAAGAACAACTTCATGAAAGAGGCAAAGGACTAGGCATTCGCCTAGCAGTAGTCGGCACAGGATGTTCGGGCTATTCCTACGTTGTTAATTTTGCCGATACCAAACAGGATGATGATCACATTTTTGATGATCATGACGTTAGAATTTTCGTAGATTCCGATAGCTATGATCTAGTAGCCGGTACTACCATAGATTTTGAAAAGCGTGGTTTTACAGAAGCTCTTAAATTTCGAAACCCTAGAACACGGGGTGAATGCGGCTGTGGAGAGAGTTTCACAGTATAATCGAGGTTTAAATGAAGTATAATCCGACCAAGTTTCCATACGCAAAACTCAAAAAAGAAACACAAAACGGTTCTAGAAAATATATTACTCCAGAAGGCATAGCTGTTCCTAGCGTAACAACTGTACTGGATGCTACCAAATCTGCGCAACAAAAGGCTATTCTACATGAATGGCGAAAGCGTGTAGGTCCAAAAAAAGCGATTCAGATCTCCACCGAAGCAGCTGGTCGTGGCACTAGAATGCACAAGTTTTTAGAAGATTATGTAAAATCTGGTAATTTAAACTCACCAGGTACTAATCCATTTTCTATTCAGAGCCATCGTATGGCACAAACTATTATTACAGAGGGTTTGCCAAACTGCGATGAAGTGTGGGGAACAGAGATATCACTATATTTTCCCGAAGTATATGCTGGTACTACGGATATGGTAGGCATTCATTCTGGTAAACAGGCAATTATGGATCATAAACAGACGAACAAGCTCAAGAAAAGAGAGTGGATCGATGACTATTTTATTCAGTTGACTGCATATGCAAATGCTCATAACGAAGTTTATGACACCAAAATCAAAAAAGGTGTGATCTTTATGTGCAGTGCAGATAATGTCTATCAAGAATTCATCATAGAAGGTAAAGAGTTTAAAAAATACAGTGATATGTGGTTTAAACGTCTGGAAGAATACTACGAAAAATTCATGTGACGCAATCTAAATCTGGAGATAAATAGTTGAATACCGGTAAATTAAAACTATGGCTATTATCCAGATTTCAAAAATGCAACAGAGATCAGGCAATCTTGTCGATCTCCCCCAACTAGACGAAGCTGAATTAGGGTTTGCTTCCGATGATAAACGACTATTCATAGGAAAGGAAACTCCATCAGAAAACATCGAAGTTTTAACCTCCTATTCAGAGATAGCGTTTAATCAAATCGCTGGCGCTCAAGGCAATCTTGACATCTCTTCTAATGTTGCCAACGGCGAAATTCTTGCCTATGACGGCACAAACTGGGTAAACAAAGGCGGAAATGCTGGAGGATTAATTACACTGGGCGATGTTGACAGTGTTAAAATTACTGGCGGCGCTATAGGTTACGTGTTAGAAACTGATGGTATCGGCAATCTAAGCTGGACACCTAAGTCTACTATAATAGCATTCATAGAAAATGTTACTCAAGCTGATCCTGCCGTAGTAACTACCACGGAAGAAAATTTCTTCACTAATGGAGCAGAGATAACGATCACCAACGTTCCTGGAATGATCGATCTTAACGGTAACAGTTACTACGTAGATGTGCTAACATCAAATACATTTGCTCTTTATACTTCGGCAAATCTGAATCCTCTATACACTGTAAATTCTACTACCTATAATGCATTCCCATATACTAGTGCTACTGCAACAACTTCTGGAACTAACGAGATTACAGTCGGTGACAGTTCAGCGTTTGCTCAAAATGATCCTGTAATCTTTTTAGGCAACACTGCAAATAGTCTGATTGTCACGGGTGATATCTATTATATTGCCAATATAGCGAATTCAACTAGTTTTACAATTTCAGAAACTCAAGGTGGTTCAGAAAAAGTACTTGCAACAGACACGCTTGTAGCTAACGTTTATGTGCCTGGTGGCAGAGTAATATCGTTAGTTGGAGGTGCTGGAGGAGCCGCTGCGGGTGGTTCTTCTGAAACTGTTCAGTATAATAAAACTGGCATTTTAACAGGTGATGCAGCATTTACCTATAATGATACTAGTAAATTACTATCGCTAACCGGTACTGCGAATGTGTCCAATCTTAACGTAGGCAATTTAGTAACTACCAGCACTATTTCTGCACCACAGTTCATTTCCACGATTGCGACAGGTACTGCTCCACTAGTTGTTAGTTCCACTACGCTGGTAAGCAATTTAGCAGCAGCGACCGCAGTGATTGCTACTACAGCCAACGTAGCACAGACGGTGAGTAATGCGGCACAGCCCAATGTCACCAGTCTTGGTACATTGACCAGTCTGACTTATGCAAACAATACCAGTGTCAATGGAATCAGTGTATCAGGTGGTAGTAACACTGGTGCTCACGTATCTAATTTTACTAATAACTTAGGTGGAGATACTGGAGTACAATTTACGATCTATGGTAACAGTTACGCTTCTGGCTCTCTGTTCACTGTAGGCGCGAATGGTTCTGCTATGAGCGCAAACACAAATGCTCCGTTTGGTATAGGAACAAGATCAGCACAACCTTTGGTTCTTGGTACTGGTGCTACTGAAAAAGTAAGAGTCACTCCCGGTGGAAATGTAGGTGTAAACACCACTATTGCCCGAGGTAACATAAGCATCGGTCGAGATACTACTAGTTCTGAGGAATCTCATAT